ATTTATTGTTAGACAAAGACTTCATGCGTTATATTTATGATTTAGATAACACCACAAAAACTATTGAAGTTTTTTACAAAGATAATAATGCTTATTCTATGCAACCTCTTGGAGAGGGCTTATCTGTATATAGGATTTCCGATATGTTTGATAAAGATTTTAACAATTTAAAAAAACAATCAGTGTATGTGCAAGGTCCAAACGATAAAGTGTTTGCCTGGGCTAATAGTTTAAATAGCAGCATAGCAATGCCAATATCTGCTAGTAAAAAATTACACGCTGATGACAGCTATCAATTTCAATTTAATGATAAAAAAGAATTAGTATCTGTGCGTTTATTTACACATTTAATTAGAACACAAGTATATGGTGATAATTCTGATTTGTATGTCGAGTACACAGCAGATTTCGCAGATGAACTTACTAATTTAGACGACACAGAGATAGTGCTGCCTAAATATGATAATCATGGCAATCGAATAGCTCAAAGTGTAAATAAAGCGAACATTGGCGAATATGTCATGGTGCCGAAAGACGATGGTAGCGGTGGTTATGATAAAGTACTTCTTAAAGATTTATAAAAACTCTGGGCTAGGTGCTACACACGTTATAACTCGAACTGGTAATTTTACAATAAAAAGGTGGGGTATTTGGACACCTTTTTTGACAATTTTGTTTTCTAAAATATTTCCAGTTGAACAAGTGCCACACAATCATGAAGGAAGTTTTATTTCGTTTTTGTTATGGGGCACTTATGATGAAATAGTAAATGGAAAAAAAACAAAAAAAAGATGGTTGAATTTTTTACCTTACAAAAATTTTCATAAAATAGTCGCTGAAAAACCTGTTTACACTTTAATGTTTATGGGAAAAACAAGACAGAACACATCTGTCATAGTAAATAATAAAACCATACCATCGCAAAGATTAATTAAAGGTTATAAATGAATTTAACAGATCATCACAAATTATTAGTATCACAAGGTCTCATGCACCTATTTGCTATAATAGGTCTTTTTTATTTATGGGATTTAACTTATTTATGGTTTACTTTGTTAGGTATTGTGTTTTTTGCAAAGTTAGGCATAGAGGGATATTGTCATAGATATTTGTCACATGGTGCTTTTACAGTTGCTAGACCATTAGAATTGTTTTTAAACGCATGTGCTATCTTTGGCTTACAAGGACCACCCATGGTATGGGCAGCAAATCACTCTACACATCATAAATATTCTGACGTTGACGGAGACCCGCATCCTGCTGAAAATGGTTGGCGAACTTGGTTTTGGATTGGTACAGAAAAAAATTCTGTAATTAGCTCAAGATTAATTAAAAAATTAATAAAAGATAAATCCCATATAATTGTAAAAAAATACTACTATATTATTTACTGGAGCGTAGTTATGTTCTTTATATTAGTAAATATTAAACTAGCATTATATCTGTTTGCTTTACCCGCAGTATATTCATTACATGCCGCTTCTTGGGTTAATGTTTTTGGACATAGGTTTGGATATAAAAACTTTGAAACTAATGATAATTCACGAAATATTCATTTACCTTTTATTTTAATGCACCCCTATCACAATAATCATCACGCAAATCCTAGCAATTTGACAATTGCAGTTAAATGGTATGAAATAGACCACATTAAGTTTTTGATAAACTTGTTAAAAAAATTAGAATGTCTTGGAAAATTAAAATAGGTAAAGATCCTTTATATCCATACTTACAAATAGACAACTGGTATACTGAAGAAGAGCTTATTAATGTATGGAAAGAAATAGATTTTTACACAAGTCGTGATGTTGCCACAATAGAAAAAGCAGAGAATACTGTGGTGGCCCATGATGAAAAGGGCGTATCGAAATCAAACTCATTTAGATTTTACCTTTGGGATTTGTACACACCGAAAGGTAAACAGTTCTCACATATTTTAAATTGTTTGTATAAACAAAGGTCACAAGAGTTTAAAGACCTTGTTAAAAAGGCTATGCCTTTACATCACGATAACTATGCCGGTACTAACACTGATGCCACTATGGTCAGCTATTACGATGAAGACCAAGAATATAAACCGCACTCTGATGGCACACAATTCACATTTGTCATATGGTTGCATAAAGAGCCAAAAAAATATAAAGGCGGCGATTTTAAATTTACACAATCAAACCAAAACATTAAATGTTTGTCAAACCGCATGGTTATGTTTCCTAGTTATTTAGAGCATCAGGTTTTTGCAGTAAAAATGTTTGAAGATGCCATATTTGGTGATGGTCGATACTGCATTACACATTTTTTCAATTGGGAAGCTGTTAATGTTGCTAAGGAAGATTTAAGTGATGATATTGTAGTACCTGCATTTTAGGAGAAAATATGAAAGACAAAGAAGACAATTTACATGTGCCTTGTTGGATTTATCAAAAAGATGAGGGCATACCACATGATGTTTGCGATTATTATTATAATAAGTGGAGTTCACAAAAAACTGAACCTGCAAAAGTAGAAATGGAAAATAAAAAAGAAAAAAAGTATGATGAAAAAGTTAATAAAAAAACTAGAGATGTTAAAACAATACAATTACCCACATACACGGGTATTACATCCTATTTAGTAGCTGCGTCTTTGGATGCCAATTTTCAAAATTGGAAATATGACCTAAGCTTCTGTAGTCAGTCAGAATACTTAATATATAAACGTAATGGTAAATACACAACACATGTTGACTATTCGTTTAAAACAAATCAAGACCATGTGCGTAAACTTACTTGTCTTACTGTATTAAACGATAATTTTAAAGGTGGTCTTTTTTACCTTGTCAATGGCGTTGGTGAAAAGTTTTTTCCACCACAAGAAAAAGGTAATATTATTATATTTCCATCCTTTACTTTGCATGGTTGTGAGACCGTATACGAAGGGCAACGTCACGCAGTTGTTGCTTGGATGAACGGTAAGCAATATACTTAGTATTATGCCATTAATTAAAGTACCGTTTAAACCTGGTTTTAACAAACAAATGAGTGAATCCGTTGCGGAAAGCACATGGATTGATGGCGACTTTGTAAGATTTAGGTACGGCGAACCAGAAAAGATCGGTGGTTGGGAGAAGCTAACTGCAAATACTATAGCTGGTGCTGCAAGAGATACGCACAATTGGACTGATTTAGATGGCAATAAGTATTTAGCAATAGCCACCAATAAAGTTTTGGTTATTTATTATGGAGGTGCTTACTATGACGTGACACCGCTAGATACCGCATTGACCTCTTGTACTTATACGACTACCAACAATTCAGCGACTTTAACGGTAAACAAAACGGCACATGGTTTAGCAGCGGGAGATCTTTTTACTTTTAGCAACATGACCATACCAGGTAGTGGCACGGGTTTTGTGGCAACAGATTTTACTGATACCACGTTTGAAGTTGTTACACGAGCAACTGACACGTTCACCGTCACCATGAGTAAGGTTGAATCTGGGGCTGGTGTAACTGGTGCAACAGGGTGCAATGTAAACCCATATGTTAAATTTGGTCCAGCACAAGCAACCGCAGGTTATGGTTGGGGTGTGGCACAATGGGGTGGTGAAACAATATCTTTAACTAAAAATGATCTAAACGGTGCGTTGGGTGACAATACAGCTGGTACTGGAGGCTCTGGCACTGCTGTAACTTTAACATCAACATCTGGTTTTAGTTCATCTGGACACATTTTAGTCGGTTCAGAATTAATTACTTACACAGGCATTTCTAGTAATGATTTAACAGGTATTACTAGAGCGGCTTTGGGCTCAACTCGTGCAGCACACGATGATGAGGCAGTCGTTACCGATGCGACTAACTTCGTTGCTTGGGGTAACGCATCAGCAACTACAGATGTAACTTTAGAACCTGCTAATTTTGCGTTGGACAATTTTGGTACGATACTAATTGCCACAGTACACGATGGTAAAACTTTTGAATGGAATCCAAGCAGTGGTTTGACCACAAGAGCAACTGCCAGTAGTAATAATCCAACCAAAAGTGTTATGTCATTAGTTTCAGGCCGAGACAGACACTTGATACACTTAGGCACAGAGACCACAATAGGGACTGGCACAACACAGGACAAAATGTTTATTCGTTTTAGCGATCAAGAAGATAGAACTGATTACACGCCTGTATCAACAAATACAGCAGGTACCTTTAGATTAGACTCTGGTAGTAAAATTGTTGGAGCAACTAGAGCCAAAGATTATATCTTGATACTAACCGATACCTCTGCTTACACCATGCAGTTTGTTGGACCTCCTTTTACTTTTAGTATTCAACAGGTGGGTTCTAACTGCGGTTTGATTGGTCAACATGCCCTAGTGTATGTAGATGGTGCTGTGTTTTGGATGGGTGAGTCTGGAGGTTTTTTTGTGTTTGATGGTACAGTAAAACGCTTACCTTGTTCAGTAGAAGATTTTGTATTTACTGATGTAAATAGTGACGACTTAGGTATTAACTATGACTCTGGTGAAATAGTTTATAGTAATTACAATTCTTTATTTACAGAGATAAATTGGTTTTATCCCAAGGCTGGTTCTAACTCAGTTGATAGATGTGTCACTTACAACTATAGAGAAGGAGTATGGACTACTAGTTCTTTAGCTAGAACAACTTATGCTGACAAATATTTATTTGATAAACCAATAGCCACAGAGTTTGCATCTTCAACTGCACCTACCTTTCCGACCATTCAAGGCGTGAGCACAACCAATGGTGCAACAACAACCTATCAACATGAAAAGGGTGTCAATCAAGCAGACCAAAATGGTAACGCCACTGCCAGTATAGATGCTTTTATTGAATCTGGTGATTTTGCTTTTGTCGATGGAGGAGAGGGTGAATTTCTTATGAAGATAAAACGATTTATACCAGACTTTAAAGTCATTAGTGGTAATGCCACGGTCACCTTAAAAATAAAGGACTTTCCTAGTGAAACTAAAGCTAGTTCTTTATTAGGTCCTTTTACAGTAACAGCATCAACTAAAAAAATTGATACCAGAACTCGAGGTCGATTGGTAGCACTAAGAATAGAAAACACCACAACTGATGAGAACTGGAGATTTGGTTCATTTAGAGCAGATGTGCAACCTGATGGGAGAAGATAATGGCAAAAATAATTGTTACAATACCAGAACCTAAAGAAGAGTATGATGCTAGTAATCAAAGACAAATTCTTGAAGCTTTAAATACTTTAAAAAACCAGCTTAATTTTTCTTTTCAAACTACTTTTAAAAACGAACAAGATGCGTTTAATTTTTTCTTATCATGACTATTCAATATAAAAACCAAGGGTTTACCTTAGCGAATACTGATGAAACATCTGTGTTAACCGCACCAACAGACGCACGTTTACTTGTAAAACAAATACAAGCCGTTAATATTCACAGTAGTGCAGTCACTTTGACCACAAAACTTACGGATACTTCCGCATCAGCCACGCACACAATTGGTAATCAAGACATTGCTGCAACCAGCACGACCGATATTATTACCAATACGTTAGTATTAGAAGAGGGTGATATACTTAAAATGACCGCAGAAACAGCTGCAAAACTGTCTGGAGTAATCTCCTACGCTCAATTAGACAGATCGCAAGAAAATGGTTAAAATGTCGCCATGACTATTACTATAGACTGTGAATCAAAAACTAAAATCACAAACAAAAAGTCAGGTCTTGAATATGCCTCAGAGGAACAAGCTCAAGAAGACATAAAAGATCCTAGCACTTCTACTAAAGAAGAAGACATCCAACGTGATGTTACTATTATCGTTCCAAAATTAGATTTGTTTGGGGAGACGAATGATTGAGCCTAAAGGCGGCACAGAATTACAATTAGAGTTTTTGCAAAAGTATGTTGACAAAAATCTTTTAGATAAATTTCAAATTTGCACATCAGTGCCTGGTAAAATCCCAATAGACAAAAACAAAATAAATATTCTATGGCAAAAAAATAGTTACGATCAGCCTAATATAAAACCTTTTTTTAAAGATAAAAAAAACCATGACATTTATGATTGGTATGTTTTTAACTCACATTGGAACTACGAAAAATATAGAATGATGTTTGACGTACCCACAGAACGTTGTCATGTTATTAAAAATGGAGTCACTCACTTTCCCTATTTAAGAAAATATCAACAAGGCGAAACGCTTAAATTAATATTTCAACCAACGCCGTGGCGTGGTCTTAACGTGCTTTTATTAGCCATGCAATATCTGAAAGATGAAAACATTATGTTAGATGTATATAGTAGTTGTGAAATATATGGAGATGAATTTAATAGAAAAAATAAAGACGATTGGTCAAAATTAATTGATCAAGCTAAATTGTTACCAAACGTAAATTATATTGGGTATCAACCAAACGAGGTGATTTTGGATAAATTAAGTGATTACCACATGTTTGCTTATCCAAGCATTTGGCAAGAAACATCTTGCATATCAGCATTAGAAGCTATGGCAGCAGGTTTATATTGTGTGGTAACTAATTACGGTGCTTTGTATGAAACTTGTGCTGAATTTCCAATTTATGTAAATTATACAAATGATTATACTAGATTAGCAAAGAACTTTGCTCACGCAATTAAGGTTGGTATGAATCACTTACATGAGGATTTTATCCATGACCACCTACAATTACAGCAAAATTATACTAAGAGATATTATCATTGGGATAAAAAAGCAGTGCAATGGATTACATTTTTAGAAGGTGCCTTAAATGCAAGACGCTAGTAAACCTCTTTGGGCTGATAACAAGACGGTTAGCATATATGTCGCAACACCCGTGCATAGTGAAGTTTCAATTCATTATACTCAAAGTATGCTTGAGTTTCAGAAAGCCTGTTTAGATAAAGGTATTGACGTTACTATTGAAATGATGAAGTCCTCATTAGTTACTCAAGGTAGAAACCTATGTACATCGGCATTTTTACAGAGTAATATGACACATATGTTGTTTGTTGATTCGGACATCGCCTTT